ACCATCTACTTCACACACACATACACTTTTCATTGGTTTTTTCTTTTTAGGTTTTTTGTGATATTTATCTTCATCTTCTTCATCCATACCATATCCTTTGCTGATTGCTTCTTCATAAGCATCATGTGTTCTACATGGCATGTAAATTGTTTTTCCATTTTTATCCATAGAGTGTGTTCCAACACAACCTATTTCTTTTGCTTTGTCCAAAGCATCTTCTTCATTACTAAACATATCTTCAGCTCTTGCTTCTTTTTCCATTTCGTCTTTTGGTTTTTTTTCTTTTGCTGAAATAACATCGGTAAGAGTTTTAATAGCTTCACCCATTTTTTCTATGTCACTCATTGTATATTTCTCCTTTTTACTATTTTCATATTGTGTGCTACAAACTGCTAGTCTTTGAGTAGCTTTTGGATATTCAGAAGTAGTCTTATCATCTGACATACATCTACTCATAAAATCCTCTCGTTTTTCTTTATCTCTTGGTTTAACTAAAGGCATTATTTACCTTTAATTTTTTTCTTAATTTTTTCACAACAATTGTCAAACCACTCATATTTATCATTTGATTTACATAAGATGATTCCAATTATAATTCCTATTATTAATTCCATATTACTACCTCTACAAGAAATCTGGCGTCGTGTAAATAGATACACAACGACAATTTATAGTTTCTCCTGGAGAACCTGCTGGATCTCCTGGATATTTTAACCGATCACCACCTACAATAAAAGGTTCTTCTAAACCTACTTGTTGCCCTGTTGCTTGTATATGACTGGCTCTTGTTCGACCGTCAGCTACAGCAACCCATTCTTTTCTAGTACCTGCTATACCCATGTTTTCTGCAACCATTTCATTGGCAAAACTAGCAGTTCTATGCACTTCAGTTCTTGCAATAAGATTTGCACGAAGTACACCCATTCCTATTATAGCATTTCTTAATTCATTACCAGTAGAATTTATACCGTCACCATTTCCAAAACTATTGTTTATAATATTTTGTATTTTAGCTTTTGTAGTGTCATTTATACCAACTACAAGAGTTCCAACATTATCATTGATATATCTTTCTAATTCTAATTCAAAATCACTTTCAAAGTCTTTTACATTCTGTTCCCTGTTTAACATATTATTTTTAAAAGCATTTGCAACGACTCTGTATTGTACTCTAAATATATTTGCTAACTCATTAAATGAATTGTTTTGTCTTATTTCTAACATAATAGTAGAACCAAAACTAAAATCTTCAGCTAATCCATTTCCTAATTTGTTAAAGTAATTTTTTAATCTACTTGTAAATTGTTTGATATAAGGTTCTCTTAATCTGTTTTGTCGAACCCATTCTCTTCTTTTAACATTTTTAAATATTTTAAGTTGTCTTGCGTTATAAATCATTAATGTAAAGTTGTGTTGATAGGTTTAATTATTTCAGTAACATCTAGATTTTGAGTAACATAAATATATGACGCAATATTTACTGCTTCCATTTCATTTACAACTGGACCAACTCTAATAACTACTTCATGATTGTTATCATCATCTTTTTCTATAAAAAGTCTTGATGTTAATTCTTTTAATTTAGACACTTGGTACTCCTATGTTGCGAGTGGATGTCCACTCGGCAGTAAGTCTAAGTCAAATTTACCACTTCTAAATCTTCCTGTTCTAACAGCATATAAAAACGCATTAACTCTAGCATATGCCCATTGTTCTTCACTTGTTACTGTAGGTCTTACACTTCCTGGATTTGTTCTGTAAGCACCAATTCCTCTTTTGAATACAGCAGTCAGCATTCTTAAAGTAACTCTTTTACCTTTTTTATCACCATGCTTTTCATTGTGTTTATCTACTTTGTTTTGTAATCCTTTTTTTACTGCGGCTGTAACTTGTTTTTCTTCTATAATTCCTTCTTCTAAAAACTTTCCTCTTTCTCTATCTAGTTGTGCTGATTTTTTCTTTGCCCAAGTTTGACCAGCATCACCACCCCATAATGACCATGCTATTCTTCCATTGGATGGATAACCTTTTTCACCAGGTCTAAAACCCTCTGCTCTTTTATCTACTTCATGTCTAGCAAAAAAACTGTTCATTCTTCTTACTGTTCTTGGAGATAGTTTAGTTTTGTTTACTATCTGATTTGCTCTAGTTGCACCTATAATAGTACCACCTCTACCAAACTCTTTCCTCCAATCTAAACCTCTTTTAGCTTCTGAAACCATGCCATCTGTTGGTACTGTATCAATATCGCTTTCTGCTTTTACAACTTCATCTAATTCTTCATCAGTTCTTTCCATTTCGTTTTCTATTTGAACTTGTTCTTGTTCTTCTTCCTGAAGTTGTTGTTCTTCTTGTTCATCTTCCATTGGATTTGTATCAGGTTCATCTTTTGGTGTTTCTTCATCACCAGCTATATTTAGAGGCATTAAGTTTGCTGGTACAAGTAAACTATCTGCACCATCTAATGGTTCATAACCCATCTGTTCTCTAGCTTCATTTCTTGTAAGGATACCATTTTGTACTCCTTGTGTAACAGATTCAAAAACTCTTTTTCTTTGTTCTGCCATAGCTGGTATAGAGTCTATGTTATATCTTAATTCTAAATCTTCACCAAATTGAGGTGATAACCATTCATTTAAATCTGATTGTACTCTGTCTAATAAAGGAATAATTGTTTCATTGTATAGTGCAAGTTTAGCTTCTGAAAAATTAGAATAAGTTTGTGAATCAGGTATTCCAATAATTTGACTTGGTACACCATAAACTAATGCAATGTCTTTTGCTGACATATGTTTTAAACTTGCAAAGTCCATATCTTTTGGAGATAGTCCCATTTCTTTCCAATCAAAATCACCCTCTAACAACATTGGTTTTCCTACATTACCAGTGCCTGAAAATCTTTGATTTATATCATTTACTAATTGACTTCTTTGAGTATCACTTAATTGCATTTGTGCGCCTGTTTCATCTTTAGGTTTAAATACAACAGCACCACTTGGTCTTGCACCATTTTGTAATAAATTTACATTATGTTTATTTGCAAGATTATGTTGATCTATATCAATACTTGCTGTCATGATTGGTGACATTCCATAAAAATCATCTAATGGATTAAATAATTTAATATGTTTTATTTTTGAATTTCCTGTTGCTTGGTCCACAATATAACTATCCACAGTTTGACCACCTATAATATAATCGTAAGCTACAGGCATAGCTCTTGAACCTGCTTGTATCTTTATTCTATCTGGTCTTAAATTGTATAATTCTGTAGGAGGTGTTCTATCACCACCAACTGCAAGAACATAACTGTTCCCTGAAATTTGTAGGTAAGCATATAGTGCCTGAAAAAATTCTACACTAGAACACATTGGACTTGGATTATAAAGTAAATCTAATAATGGGTGACTATCTAATTCTTGATCACCTCTAAATAAGTTAAGTTGTACTCTACTTGCACTATTTGCAATTTCATTAATACATCTATATACTATTGCGTTTTGTTGATAACCCTCTTCAGCTAACTGATCATATCTAGCTTTATAAGTAACATCTGTTCCCAAACTATTGTAATAAATAACTGGAGCTTCTTTCTTTTCTATTTCTTTTTTTTCTGTACCAAAAATATTTTTGATATTATCAATTATTGTTGCCATCTATGTAACTCTCCATAACGGTTTCTTTGTTGTTTGTAAGTTATCATATAATGTAGATAAAACATCAACTTGGTCATCATGTAAATCACTTACTCCTGTAAAACTCATAATCTCCTGTAAGAACATATTAGTAAAACTTTTATTCTTTGGAATAAGTATTCTACCATCATTCCAGGCAGATGCAACAGGTTGTGCTCTTACAAACTTATCATTTCTAGCAGGTCGTGAAATAATATTCAAGTTATGTTCTTTAATCATAAAATCAACAACACCTTTTTCTGTACCTCCAATATAAGCATATATAGGTGATTGATAGGTTTCTTGGTATTGTTTACATATACTAGCAAAATGAGTAGCTTCTACTTGTCCTCTCCAAACATCAAGAATATATATTTTATTATCATAAATTTTAGCAACACCAGCAACAGAAAAATCAGAATAAGTTTTTGTAGAATAAGCAAAATCAACTGCAATAATTGTTTTACCTCCTTCAGGTAATTTGTCATAGAATACTGGGTCTTTAAATACTTTACCCCCTTTAATAAAAGGTTTTTGCTGATACATAGCTGACCACCAAAAATCACCTACTGCTCTTTTTCTTTCTTCTAATATCTTTTTAGAATACCTAGACTCCCATAATGCTTCACCTACTTCTCTACCCAATGGGTCTTGTGGTTCTGCTAAAGCTGGAAGATTGACTACATCCCACTTATCACCATCTAATTCTGCTTGTTTTAATAACCTACCTGCTAAATCATCTACATGCCATCTAGTCATAATAATTATAATAGAAGATTCAGGAGCTAATCTAGTTGTAGCAACAGATTGAAACCAATCTAATGTTTTATCACGATATACTGTACTCATAGCTTGTTCATTGTTTTTTACTGGATCGTCAATAATAAATACATTTGCACCTCTACCTGTAATTCCACCACCTACACCAACACAATACATTGAACCACCTTGTTCTGTTTCCCAGTTACCTTGAACATTTATGTCAGGATTTCTTTTAACTCCATACATTTTAGGAACATACTCATCAAATACTTCTTTTGCTCTCCTGCCCCATGATGTAGCGAAAGATGTTTCATAACTTGCTAATATTAATTTATTTCTAGGATGTGTTGCAAGATACCATGCAGGAAAATATTTAGATGTAAACTCTGACTTACCATGTTGAGGTGGCATATTAATTAATAATCTTTTTATTTTACCACTCGCAACCTGCAATAATTTTGTGTTTAAATACTGTAAATGTTTTGGAAACTGCCAAGTAAAATTACTTGTCATCATAGCAAAACCTCCAGGTTGACTAGTCGCTATCTTTAACTTTTGATAATAATCTAGTTGCAAGGTCGGCTGATTCTTGGTCTTGTCCGATTCTTTTGATGAACTCATCTTCTATATTTAATTGTTGATTTGTGTTATCCCTTGTTATTCCTCCTTTAGCAACTCTTTCTACTTCTGTAAGCATTTTAAAAGGATGTGCTATCTTTGAAACTATCGCAACTAATTCTACATCTGATAAGTTTGCAAAGTCTAATTCTTTTTTTTCTTTTAATCTTTTTAATAATTCTTGTGCTGGAGTTATTAACGAATATGTCATTTGTAAGGCATGACTTCCTTGTCTTTTACCCATTTCTTCCATTTCAGCTTTCATAGAATTATATCTTATCTGTGCTTGTTGTTGATCAAACTTACTAACTCTTGATACCCATCCATATTTAGATGAAATCTTTTCTATTTCTCTAGTAGTTAATTGGACTTCTTCAGCTACTTTCTTTAATGTTCGTTTATATCCCATGTTTTGATACACTAGATAAAACTCGTAATGTTTATTGGATTCTTCTGTTTCTTTTTCTATCATAGAAATTATTAAAAGCTATTAAACCGAACTCTTACCGAACTTCTACAATATCAAATAAAATTAATCAATTAATATGTAGTCAATCAATAGTTGTGTTGTTCAAATGTTTTATCTTCAGCTCTACTATGATCATCATCTTTCATACATTGGTAGTGTGCATAAACATGTGTGATTGGTTCTAATGTTTTTACCAGCGCAACAAATGAATGATCTGAATAAATTTCTTTTTGGCAATATATACACTTGGAAATATATCTGCTTAAATCTTCTAATTTTGTTTTTTTAGCTTTTTTTCGCATGTTTACCTTTTGTTCCTCCTGTATTAACGCAAAACTCCTGTCTTTCCTATCTAATTTAATTAATAATAATTAATAGAAACTATTGACTATTATTATCGGATAGAGTAAGATTAAGAATAACAAAAAGGAGATTAAATGACAATAATTATTTTACTAGCTTTAACACTACCAGCATACTTTATGATTACTGGTCTTATAGAGGTTGGTCATATGAAACCTAACAAGTTTACTAAATATGCAGGTATCAATTTTATTACAGGAAAAGAATTATACAATGTGGAGGATTATTATGGGTAAAAATTTTAAAGTAAGAGTTTCTCTACCTAGAGGCGAATTTAATCAAGATAAGTGCAATATCTTATTACATGCTACTCAATTTTATGCAAAAAAGATATTAGGTACTAGATTAGCAAACCTTATCAATGTGAAAGTTGATGTAAGAAAAACTACTCTAGAACATAATACTCTTGGAGTTTGTCATATGAAAATCACAGGTTCTAAAAGACAAAGAGATTTTAGAATAGTTCTAAATAATAGAAAAGATATTCATTCACAATTACAAACTCTAGCACATGAAATGATTCATGTAAGACAAAAAGCTAAAAACCAATTGCAATACAGATGGGATAGAACTGGATTAAACTTCAAAGTAAGATGGATGGATAATGCACCAGTAAGACAAGAAGATATTCCATACAATGAAAGACCATGGGAAATTGAGGCAAGACAATTGGAAAGAGTTTTTTACAAAGACTATATCAATCATGTTTATCAAATCAAAAACAAGGGAGGAAAATAATGACTATAGAACAAATAAGGTTAATACATACTGCATTTGAAAAAGAACCTAATCATATTGCAACTTATCTACCTTTAAACGATAAAAATGTTTATGAAAATCTTGAAGATTTATATTCAAGAACACAAAACATTGAAGAAAGTTGGATTAAAGATAGAAGAAACTTCTCTGTCATTCCTGTAACTAATCAGAGGTCAACATCTGTTGGTGATATAATGGTTGTTTGTTATGACAATCCTAAAGGAAATGGATTTAAAGAAGTTTGGTATAAAGTTGCTGATGTTGGATTTGAGAAATGGTTCTTTAAATCACATGTAGCAAATGATCATTTAAGAAAAAAAGTTTAAATCTCCCTAAAGAAATGGTAGAGGTCTATATGAAAAATTATAGACCTTTGCCTGATTGTTTGACAATCAAATCTTCTAAAATTGAGGGTTTAGGATTATTTGCAACTGTAGATATTGAAAAGAATACTGTTCTGGGTATATCGCACATCATATATCAAAAAGAATATATAAGAACACCATTAGGAGGGTTTATTAATCATTCTGAAGATTCCAATCTTAAAAAATTGTTAATTGATGATAAATTTTATTTATTGACTAAAAACTCTATCAAAGCTGGTGATGAATTGACTTTGACCTATACACTTTACAATGTTACTTCTTATCTGTAGGCACCCACGATTTACCGAAACCATCTACTTCTTTTGTACCTCTGATAGTCATTCCTGAATTATCTAATAGTCTTTCCAATTCTTCTTCTTCCATAGATAGTCTTTCCATTATTTCTTTATCAGGAAGATTGTCTTCTTTCATTTTTCTTACTATCTCTGACATTTTAAGAACTGCATGAGTACCTCTAGCTCTATTGTGTCTTATTGTGGACATCATTCGGTGGTCCTTATCAAAATCAACTATAACAACAGGAACTTTTCCATCTGTCATTTGTGATACTTCAGGGTCTTTAGATAGTGTCCATCTATGGAATCCATCAACGATTGTATTATCTGATAGTATTACTATTGGTTGAGTCCATCCATCTTCTATTATAGAAGTTTTTAGCAACTCCAATTCAGGTGGTGCTACAAAATTTGGATTATAATCGTTTGCATTTAAAATGTTTCTATCAACCCATTGGACTTTTCCTACTGGTTGATTATCAATACCTTGTTTCATCTTTTAACCTCATTTGATCTATTATTTTTTTCTTTTCAGGGTCAGCATGACTTGACATTGTTCTTAATCTTCTGCCTTTCATATCACCTCTTAAAGCTATCATGCAAAGACCTTTCCAGGATAAACCTGTTATATCATCAGGAGTTATATCAGGCACTGGTCTTTTAGCAATATTGATATGATTACCAACTGCACTTCTTACATTTTGTAAAATAAACTTTTGTTGTTCATCATCATATAAGGCAACATTATCATAGAACCAATCTTTCCATGTTTTATCTTTTGGAAGTTTTATGCCACCAAATCCATACAATTGTGTTCTTGAATATTTTTCAGCAGTTGAAGCTCCAGGAACTCTTTGTGTCATTAATGCCCAAAGATGTGGCCAACCAACTTTATATTGCCATAATCCTCGCATTGGTTCTTCCCCAAAAGGAACGCATACTCTTTGTTCATTCTTACCTACACCCATTTTATCAAGAACATCATAAACTTTGTTATAATCCCAATTATAAATTTTTGGTGCTAACCAAACATCAGAAGATGTCCAATCATAGATAGGTGATACTCCATATGAATATCCACTCCTAGCATTTGTTATCCAATTATCTTTTACTTTATGTGAAACTGCTCTGAACCTTGTTAAACTTTCCTGCGCTCTCAAACCTCTGACATCTGCAACTCTACCATTCGTATGACTATAAACCAAATGCGATACTTCAGGAATTGTATGTCCAAATTGAAAACCTGGAATATCAGTTATAGCAAAGTCAGGTATTTGTCTTACCCACTTATCTTTGCAATTAGGGTCAAAGGGATACCAAAATGGATCTCTACGACTACCACCATTTCTATGTTTAACTGGAATACATAACCATTTCAATCTTACATCAGGATGATTTTTTACTCTCATCATATATTCAACAGTTTCAGGCATGATTACTTCCTCATCCCAAAAATATACATCTAATGGAAGTTTGTTTTTTTCTTTAGCAACCTTTAATGCTAAATTTAAGCAAACAGTAGAATCTTTGCCACCTGAAAAAGATACAACTACTTTATCAAAGCTATCAAATAAATATCTAAATCTATCTAAAGCTGATTGATAAACATTAGTTTCAATTTCTCTTTTTTTTAATACTACCATAATTCGTAAAGTAATAGACAATTATTCCACTAGCTGACACAGTAAATATAGATGACCAAACTGCTAAATCAGTAAGACCATTAAATTTTGCGAAAGCAAACATTGGAACACCAATAACTAATGATGTAGAAATACCATAGAACATTCCTGGTTCTGATACTTTTTTATTAATTATTGTGTAAATAGTTGGAATTAATGTTGATGCTCTTAATGTTCCATAGAAAATAAATAAATATAATATTTTCATGTCAGGAATATTAGAAATTACAATCCCACCTATCGCAAGTAAGAACATTCCTACTCTTGCTTTAGTTAGTTTGTTTGTAGCATTTGGGTCAATATCTGTACTAGCAATTGAAGATATAGAACAAAGTCCTGAATCTAAAGTTGATACTAAACCTGATAATAACATCCAAACAAAAGGTATAAGAATTATTTTAGGCAACAATTCACTAACAGTTATTACATTAATTAATTGTGCATTACTTCCTGCATCTATACCTAGACCGGCACCCATAAATCCTATGACTGCTGTAAATATTGGAACAACTCCAAACACTAAAGCTGAAAGTAAAAATGACTTCTTGACTTCATTTTGTTTTGTAGTAAATGCTCTTTGCCAAAAGGATTGGTCACCAAATGGTCCTGCTAACAATCCAATTGTTACAACGACACCAAATGACCAAGCAACAGTTGGATCAAAGACATTAGAATACTCGCCAGAGATACCACCAATGCCTTTGACCATTACATCATAACCACCTCCTTTTATATAAACTAGAGGCACTACTACTAACACCACTATAAGTATTATTATCATCTGCCAAACATCTGTCATTATTGATGCTCTTATCCCTGATACGAATGAATAGGATAAAGCGATTGCTGTAAGTATGACTGTTACGATTGTATAGTCTATTCCTGTTAAGTAAGTAACGACTGCACCACCAGCAAGTAGTTGAACAGCAAACTGACAAATAGAAAGAGCAGATAGACTAATAATATATAAAATTTGTACTCGTCTTGAATGCCTTACATTCATGTATTGTGCAAGTGTAAATCCATTTTTAAATTTATTTCTTAAATATTGTGCAAAGTATGCAAAGATACATAAGCAAATTATATTCGGTACTGTAAACCAAAAGACACCAGGCAATCCCTGTTGATATGCTTTCTGTGATGCTATGAATAGAGCTGGAGCCCAAATCCAAGTTGCAGCAGTTGAAAATCCTGATCTCATAAAACCAACTTTTCTATCTGCTACTAAAAAGTTTGTATGTGTTTTAGATTCTTTTAAGTAGAAGTAAGATAATCC